GTTTCCTCGATCTTGTTTTCGATCGCGGTACTGGTGTGCTTTTGCCAGAGCCGGACGTGGATGCTATTCTTGCCATTCGTCAGTTAACTCTGATGTTTAGTAAGATCCTTCTCCCTTGCAGTGATGCTAGGGTAGAAGGAGCCATGTCCGACTTTGTCCAATGTGAGCAGGATGTTCGTCGTGCCGATTCGTTATTGGAATCTGATGATTTATCAGACTTCAAGCGCGTCGGTTCCCTGCTTTTTGCTTCAGTCTTTTCCAAAATGGATAGTGATATCTACTTTGGTCGGATGAAGCCTAAGCATGGACCAGGTGCAACTGCTGATCGACTTAGAGGAAATGCTAAGTATAATCAGCGCACTTGGACTTCGAGGTTGGATGAGTATTTCCCCTTTGGGGATTTTCTCTTCCCAAGCCCATCTTATTATGATGAGTTTGACTCGGTGAACATCCTCGAGCCTGGTCAGGAGTTACCTGTTAAGGTGACTCCTGTTCCTAAGACGCTAAAGACGCCAAGGATTATCGCCATCGAGCCGACTGCAATGCAATATTCGCAGCAGGCTGTTTTGGAGGTAATCCTTAAGTATTTGAAGAGGGATGACATCCTCTCAAAACTTATCGGTTTTGATGACCAAACGCCTAACCAGCGTATGGCTTCAATTGGTTCCCTTACGGGGGACCTTGCCACGCTAGATCTTAGCGAGGCTTCCGATCGTGTCTCTAATCAGCATGTACGTGCCCTACTGTCTAATCACCCCCATTTGCATGGGGCGATTGACGCTTGTAGGTCCCGAAAGGCTGATGTACCTGGTCAAGGCTTGGTACGCCTTGCCAAGTTCGCATCTATGGGCTCAGCTCTTTGCTTCCCCATGGAGGCTATGGTCTTCTTGACCTTAGTCTTTCTTGGGATCGAGCGAGAGCTAGGCACACCAGTTTCCAGGAAGGTCATTTCTGACCTTTCTGGCGAGGTGCGCATCTTTGGGGATGATATCATCATTCCCCAGAGATTTGTGCATTCCGTTGTGCATGTTCTAGAGCTTTTTGGAGCTCGAGTCAACATGGACAAGTCTTTCTGGATTGGAAAATTCAGGGAGTCTTGTGGTAAGGATTACTACAATGGCTTTGACGTTAGTTATGTCAAAGTCCGTCGTGTATTCCCTACACATCGGAAGCACGTTCCTGAGGTCATTTCGCTTGTTTCTCTTCGTAACCAGCTTTATTTTGCTGGTTGCTGGGGAACTGTGAAATGGTTGGATTCAAAGCTAGAGAAGATGTTAAAACATTTTCCCTATGTCTCTGAGTCTTCCTCAGTGTTAGGTCGGAACTCCTTTCTCGGTTATGATACCGAAAGGATGGACGAGTACCTGCATGCCCCCCTTGTCAGGGGATATGTGGTATCCTCGCGGATTCCATCTGATTTTCTGGATGGGCCCGGGGCCTTGCTTAAGTACTTCCTTAAGCGCAGCAGCCTGCCAACTGCTGACAGGAGGCACTTGGAACGTGCTGGACGTCCTCATGCCGTCAACACCAGGCTGAGGTGGGCGTCTCCGTTTTAAACGGGGACTCGGAGCCGCGAGGCTCTCAAGGAGATACTACGGACTAGTCCTCTGAGGAGGATACTAGTACGACAGTATATCTCAATAGATATGGCGTCAGCGACCGTACGCTTAAGGCGTGCGGTTCTCTC